AGATTCTCGTCGTAAACTTCTTGGCAAAAAAGGTAACGTTGTTGCTAAGGACGCCAACGGCGAAGACATTATTTACGCTGGCGCTTTTGAGGGTCCCGCTGGACGGGCGGCACTGCTGTCTTCTTCCGCTGACTCTACCGTACGTAACGTCTTCGAGGGTTCCTTTCAGTCTCGCATTAGTTCTAGGAATGCCCAGCACGACTACGACAAGATTGATCCTTCTAAGTTGGCACCAGAAGAAATGAATGTTTACTGGGCTGAGTACGCGGTTCGGATTAACCGTCGGTACGCCACAGATCCTGTTGCTCAAATGATTATTAGAAACGAACCAATCGAAGACATTAAGGCTTGGTTTACTTCACCTGATGGTATTCGGTACCGTAAGGATCTTGGTTCACCGAAGAACCCTATGGGTAACTCTAAGGAAATTGACACTTACTTGTCTAAGGCTATACAGCGTCTTGACTACGAGTTGCCTCAAGGTTCACGTCTACGTGAAATATCTTTACGCGGTGACCTGACCTCAACGGAAGTTATTTCCGCTATCGGTTCTTCCGAACTTCCTGTTCTTGTTGGTCGCCTTGGTAGTGACGAGGCGGTCGGTTTGTTTAAGGGTGCAGCAAACAAGGCAGACACTATTTCTTCAAGTTTAATGAAAGGTTTGGGTAGTATTCCCGAAGACAAACTTCTTCGTCACCCTTTTTACAACAACGTTTATATTGCGCGGCAGAAAGAACTAGGAAGACTTGCCCAAGATCAAGGGCAGGATCTTACTTCTTCTGTGGTGCAAGGTCGTATTAACAGGTCTGCTCACTCTTCGGCGTTGAAGGCAACACGTGAAACAATGTACACAATTGAAGAGTTGTCTAACGTTTCACAGTTAATGCGCTGGGTGTCACCTTTCTTCCCTGCCTTTGAGAACGCTATCCGCACGTGGGGTCGTATTGCTTACACGAACCCCGCTGTTCTTGGTTACGGTAATCTTTTGTGGAATGTTCCTAACTACATGGGTATGGTTGTTGACGAGAACGGCGATCCTGTTGCTCGCTCAAACATGCTTAAGGATGAAAACACTTGGGTTATTTTGCCCAGAGAGATTAACAACATTCTTCAAAAGAGGGGAATCATTTCTCCGGGTCAGCCGATGCGTGTGCGCCAGTCCGGTGCGAACGTTGTCTTTCCCGGTTCGGAGTTTTGGTTTCCCGGTGCAGGTCCGGGTCTTGCTGTCCCGCTGGCTGCTATTCTTCGCAACAAGCCTGAAGATCAGGAACTGTTAAAGAATATTGTTGGTGAAAACATTTACCGCCAGATTGTTCCTAACGGTAACGTCAACACTAACCTTGTTGATTCGATGCTTCCTACGTTTGTTCGTAGGGTTAAGCAGATGTGGCAGGGTGAAACTTCCGACACTGCTTACATTTCTTTGTTTAACGACATGGTTGAGGATGCGTACATTAACGCTCAACTTGAAGGTAGAAACATTTCTTCTAAAGATTACGCTAAGATTGAAAGTGACGTTGACAAGTTTTGGCGCTGGCAGATTGGTGCCGCTGCTATTGCACCGTTCCAGTCTGCGTACGCTTCACCTCACCAGTTGCAGCGTGACTCTTGGCGTAAACTTATTGACGACCAATCCATTCCTTACATTGATAAGATCAAGGCTTTCAAGGAAGAGTTTGGTTACGAGTATCTTGCTATTACTCGCTCCACTTCTGTTAACGAAACTGGCTTGAACCCTAACTTAAAAACTTGGTCTAGGATCGTTGAGAATCCTAGTTTGGTTCGTGACCTTTACAACATAAACCCTGAACTTGTTGGCATGTTTGGCAACATGGGTTCGTTTGATGACCCGTTTTCTTACGCGGTTTACGGTGAGTTCTCTGGCATGAAGATTGGTTCTGACGGTAAACCTGTGCGTTCTAAACTTAAGCCGGATCAGGTTCTTCGCAACAATCAGGTTGTTGACGGATGGTCGGAGTACTTTCAGTTAATGGATGCCATTGAAAGTAAAGTTGTTCAGTCTGGTTTTTCTAGCCTGCAAGTTAAAGACGCACAGCCTTTGCGCGATATTCGTGATGAGACTATTGCTTTGTTGTCTGTTAAGTATGAGGCTTGGGGTCAGGAGCGTTCTTCTTACGAAAATAGTCTTCCTGACTTTATTGTTGGTGCAAGAATCCTTGTTAAGAACTCAACTATTCTTAACGAGGACAGCACCATGAGGGCACTGTCTGATTACTTAACGTTGCGTGAAGCGATCTCGGATAAACTTTCTCAGACGAGTGACAGTGACATGCGGGATTCTTTGAAAGACATTGGTTACGCTGCTGCTTTTGATTTAAGGCAAAGCGATATTGGCTTCGCTGATTTTTATGACAAGTATCTTTCTTCCGACGACTTTAGGAAAATATATGGCTCCTAATTCTAATATCCTTGATAACGCTTTAAACCAAGTTAATAACAAAAACGTTGAAAACACTGGCAACGCAGACTTTGATGACACTTCCATTTTTGTTAGTGGGTCACCGAACACTTCTGGTGTCCCTAACTATTTGAGTGGGAACTTCAACAAACAGAATGTTATGACTGTCGGCCAGTTGAAGCAAAGTGTTGAGGAACTGTTTGCTACTAAAGATCCTTCATCTAAGGCCATTGCACAGAACTTGTACAAGGCCGGGTTTATTAGCAAGTCTCAGAGGGACACTGGTTTAAGTGTTGCTAAGTATGGTGTCGGTAACGCTGCCGCCATGTATGCCGCTTACACTCGCGTTGAGGGTTCACGGTCGGTTTCTTTTGAGGACTGGCTACCTTGGTATGCTAACTCCCAACCAGATCCTGATGAGGGTGGCGGTTCTGGCGGTGGTGGATACACTGGCCCTACTACTTCGACTAGTGTCTCTATCACTGATTCGGAAGACGTGTCTCGTTCGTTGAACACTTTTGCTGTTGACATGCTTGGTCGTAACTTGACTGACAGGGAACTGAAGAAGTACTCGAAGGCTTATACTGCCGCTGAGAAGGACTCACCACAGGTGACTGTTTCTACTCCGGGTGTTGGTTCTAATGAGAGTGTAACTAAACAAACTGTTACTAGGGATACTATTGCCAGAAACATTTTGCAGGATAGTCCGGCGTTTGCCGACAATGTGATCAAGTCTGATGTTCTTGAAATGTTTTTTAACAGGTTAGGTGGGAACACTGGTGGCTGAAACTATTAAAGAAAAAAGGGCTAAGCGGGCCGCAAGGGTTGAGGGTTTGCGTCAGGAAGAGATCGCGGATTCTATCGCTAAGTATTCTTATTTCAAGTTACTTGTTGAGTCTAATCCTGAGTTGCAGGGTTACTTTGAGGATCTTAAGAAGATCATTAAGGCTAGCCCTACGGGAACTATTACTCAGGATGAAGTTAACGACGCCACCCGTGGCTATAATTACTTTACTACTTATGATTCCGATCAGCAAAAGTCTAAGATCGCTCAGGCTCTTGACCTACAAAACAACACTAACTTGTATCAAGAGTCTGTCGACGCGAAGAAGACTGCGATTGTTTACACGGCTCGGCAAAAGGGTTTAACTCTTAGCGAAGATGTTTTGAACGAAATGGCTACGTTGTCTCGTTACAACGACTGGTCAGATGTTGAACTTGATAATGCTATTGGTGCGGAAACGATCAGGTTTATTTCTGGTGGCGGTCAGGCTGGTGGTGACGCCGGGACAATTCAAACCCAGTTGTTGCAGTGGGTTAACAAGAATGGGTTGAGTCTTAATAGTGCTCAGGTTGCCCGCTACGTTGAGTCAAGCGCCTTTGGGGGGACCGACTTGGAGAGTATTAAACAAAACATTCGCAACACTTACATGACTGGTTCTTACCCTGCGTGGTCGGATCGTATTGCTGCCGGTGCTGACCCTTCCGATATTGCTGCACCGTACAAGCAGCGAATGGCTTCACTGTTGGAGATTGATCCTGACAGTATTGATTTTAATGACGTAATGTTGAGTAAAGGTATGCAGGGTGTGAGTGCTGACGGCAAGGCAGGGATTGTTCCGTTGTATGAGTTTGACAAAATGATTCGGAAAGATCCTCGTTGGGATCGGACGGAGAACGCTTTGAAAACGTACACTGATGCTGGTTCTAGTATCCTTCAAATGTTTGGTTTGAGGTGATTTGAGTGGCTCCCCCTAAAGGTGAATCTGGTGCTCGTACGGATACTGCTCGTGGCCGTGCTTTTGAGGCTGCTTTTCAAGAGCGTAAGGCTAACGATATTGCTGCCGCTGCTCAGGCTCAAAGGTCGCAGGCTTTACAGGAATCCTTTAACAGGGGTGAACTTTTAACGGGTCAACCTGATTTTGGTGGTTCCAGTCCTGCTGCTGTTGTTCAGTCTGCTGGTGATAAGGCTCAGGAGGATTACTACAATAGTCTTAGGGAGGAACAAAAAACTTCCGCTAGAGGTTTCCTTAACACGCTACTTACCCAGTACAACATGCAGTCCCTTGCCGGTCAGATCGAAGGGTTTATTCAACAGTCAACTAACAACGATTTTCTTGCGGAAAAGATTCGCGAAACGGCAGAGTACAAGACTCGCTTCAAGGGTCTTGTTGATTTGCGGGCACGCGGCGTCACTGACGTTCAAGACGAAGGACAGTACTTGCGGCTAGAATCACAGTACCGCCAAGTGTTCCGTGAAGCAGGACTAGGTAACTACCTTGGTGTTTCTGGTTCACAGGGTGAATACTCTTCTATCGCTGACCTTGTGGGCAAGTTTAGTTTGAGTGTCAATGAGGTGCAGGATCGTGTTCAAGACGCCCAGAGGGTTGTTAGAGACACACCTCAAGAGGTTCGTGACTCGTTGCAACGCTTCTACAATGTTGACCCAGCAACCCTTGTTGAGTATGCCCTTGATCCTACACGCACCCAAAACAAAATTAATCAACTGGCTAACACGGCGATTGTTGGTGGATATGCTTCTCGCGCTGGTCTCAATTTGGATGTGGCTGGTGCTGAGAGCATTGCTGGCCTCGCAGGATCGTCAGATATCAACGTTGACAGGCTTACTACTGATGTTGCTGCGGGTCGTGCTGTACGCGATTCAACGAAGCGTCTTGCCGACATTGAGAAAAGTACTCTTAGTGACACGGAGTCGTTGACTGCTTCTATGGGTGTTGACACTGAGGCTAAAAAGAAAGTAACAACGTTGCAGTCCCGTGAACGTGCCCGCTTCGGTGGCACGTCTGCTATTGGCTCTACCACGTTGTCTAACGCTAGAACAATATAACTGAATACGGGCGTGACAGGTGCAGTAGAACGTGGATCGGACACCAAATTGTATTGGTGACAACCGTGAGACTTCTTAACCCCGGTTCGATTCCGGGCACGTCCACCATTACCTTGACCCACCGGCCCAAGGGATGTAGCAAGTCCGGTAGTAGCAGCCATTGTGTTCTCCCCAGTTCACAGTGTGGGTTACGTTTCATCTAAATGAATGGGAGTATGTATGTCTGAGTACAACGAATGGGACGACGATGATACGAACACTAACGACGACGGTCGTGGTGGGCAAGATAACTCGACTGGAATGAAAGAGTTGCGGAAGGCGAACGCTGCCTTAAAGAAGCAACTTAGTGAACTTCAGGAAAGTTATTCTCTTGTCACTAAAACTCAACGTGATCGTTCGGTGAAAGACGTACTCAATTCGTTAGGTTTACCGCAGAAAGTTTCGGCGTTTATTCCTGACGACGTTACATCCGAAGAGGACGTAACAGATTGGATTAACGAGTACGGTGACGTGTTCGGTTTTAATCCAAACCCTGAAGCCGATGCTGAAGGTGAAAATGAGGTGCGACAAGATTTCGCTTCTCTTAACAGGATCTCCCAAGCGCAGGCTGGTGGGACTACCTATTCTGGTGGTTCAGACCAGTTGGATTCTCTTGTCCGTAATGCGGGAAGTCCCGAAGAGTTAAACAAAATTTTGTTTGGTACTTCACAAGCGCCAGAGGCATACTAGCCGAAGGTTCCGACAAACATTCTATCTATTTTAAGGAGGTGAAACACTACAATGGCTAACGCATACACTGGTACTTCCGCTATGGCGGGTGTTGTTAAAACAGCATATGACCGTTATGTAGAGTTCGCTCTACGTTCACAACCACTGTTCCGCAACCTCGCTGACAAGCGTCCTGTGCAACAGGCTATGCCCGGTTCTTCTGTTGTGTTTTCGCTATACAACGATCTGGCTCTCGCAACAACCGCGCTTACTGAAGCAGTTGATCCTGACTCGGTAGCAATCAGCGACGTTTCAACTGTTTCTGTTACTCTGAACGAGTACGGTAACGTTGTTTTGAACCTGCGTAAACTTGGCGAACTGTCGTTCGCTGACGTTGACCCAGCAATTGCAAACATTGTTGCGTTCAACATGGCAGATTCTATTGACAAAATTGTTGTTGATAAACTGATCACGGGTACTAACGTACTGTACTCGGGTGACGCAACTTCAACTGTTACTGTTGATGGAGCAGACACCCTTGGTGGTGCTCAGATTCGTAAGGCTGTCGCTAAACTTCGTACAGCGAAGGCTGTCCCTAAGGACGGCATGTTGTACGCGGCTTACGTTCACCCTGAAGCGGCACACGATCTCCGTTCGGAGACTGGTTCCCTTTCGTTTGAGGACATCCGTAAGTTTACTGACCCTAACGTTAGTAACTTGCTGTCGCTCTCTACTGGTGTCTATGGTGGGGCGTACTTCATTGAGACTCCACGGGCGTACGTTGATACCGATGGTGCTTCTAGTGCCAAGGTTTACCGTACTTTGATCTGTGGTCAGCAAGCACTTGCTGAGGCGACTGCTGTTGAACCCGGTGTGGTTATCGGTAACGTTGTTGACAAGTTGATGCGTCAACGGCCTATCGGCTGGTACTCCCTGCAAGGATGGTCACTGTACCGTCAAGCAGCAATGTACCGGATTGAGTCCGGTTCGTCTATCGCTTAAGCGATGGTGTTTTAGGGGGAGGGTCCATCCTGCGGGGTGGGCCTTCCTTCTCCCCATTCTTTTTCTTTGAAAGGTTTTACTGTGGCTGATAATCTCCCGAACGTTATTGAGAATGCTCTTCTTGATGCTCTTGTTGGTACTACCGCGTACTCCATGACTGGGCCTGTAATGCTTGCGTTGATGACCGCTAACGGTAACGATGCTTCTGCTGGTACTGAAGTTACTGGTGGTTCGTATGGTCGCGTGAGTATGTCTATGACTGCTGCTTCCGGTGGTTCTATTACTAATAGTGCTGAACTAAACTTCACTGGTATGCCTACGGCTACTGTTGTCGGTGTGGAGTTGTATGATTCTAATGGTTCACCTAAGCGTCTTGCTTATGGTTCTTTGTCTGTTTCTAAAGCGGTCACTTCTGGTGACACGTTGCAGTTTGCTGCTTCTTCGGTGACGCTTAGTCTGTCCTAATGTTTGATATCACTAGTCCGGTAGTTAACGATTTAGGTATCATCCAAGTTGCTTCGGGTGTTGCTTCGCTTGCTTTTGAGTCTGACGTAACGGCTAACGTTACGCACATTCATGTGACTAGCATTTCTATGTCTGCTGAGTCTTCCCTCAACACGTCAGTTGTAAGGGTCACTCCGGCTGTTACATTAGTGGTTGGTACTTCGGACATGTCCGTGACGGGAACTCGCGTCAGATTGGCTGATACGGCCTTACAGGGTGCTTCTAGCCTCACTGCTGTGGGTACGTTGCGCTTCTTTGGTGCAGCCGACCTTTCTGCCGATCTGGAACTGACCAGTCCCACCTCAGTCAGGGTTGTTATTGCATCCACGGTGAGCATGAGTGCAGGTTCCAACATGCCTACCGTTGACTCTCAACCAATCTACCGACTGATACTTCCAACGAAACGGTACGGCTACTCGAACGACCGCCTGTTTGGAAGGTACACGTTAGACAGTGGAGTGTCACTACTCATCACTGGTTCGACTGGGGAAGAAGCAGAGTATGTTACCCAAAACGAAATCAAGGACGCTGACTACTATTTTGCTGGCGGTCACCAGTACCAATTAAACCAAACCGAGTATGACGCTGTTACCACTGCCGGTTTTGAAGATCTAGTAGAGGTGGCTTAAATGAATTGCCGAACAGGATGCCCCACTGGTGGTCACGCCTCATGGGGTGAGTGTGCCCGTGCAGCAAACATTTCGATTGGTGCAGTGATGACCAGTGAGTTCAAGGAATCGTATGAACAAACAGATCGTGAATTGAAAGAGTACCGTTCGGTTCGTGCTGAAGGTATCCAACCTGAAGGCACCACGATGAACAAAATTGAGTTAGCGAAGACTGCAACGAAACTTTTAGGTAGACCGTACAATGCGGAGAAAGATCCACCCGCGAAGTTTATCCGATCTAAGCAGTCGGCAACGTTCGCTAAGACGGGTGAAATCTGATGCCCAATTTAAGTAACCTTATTGATTCGACTCTCATGTACATGTACGGGATGTCCACGCATCAGGATCAAGAAACACACATCACTCAGGCTATCAACTCCACGGACTTGACGTTTACTGTTGATGACGCTTCGATCCTTTCTAAGGGTCTCACCGAAATTGGTACGGAACTTATGCAAGTAAAATCTGTTGATACTTCCGCAGGTACAGTAACCATTGCACCTTACGGTCGCGGTTACCGTGGTACCACTGCGGTATCACATTTGTCCGATAATAGGATTGTGGCTGCTCCACTAATCCCACGTTCATTTGCTTTAAGTGCCATTAACGAAACTATACTTTCTGTTTTCCCCGACTTGTACGCTGTCGGCACAGTCACCATCGTGTCGAATCCTGTGGTGGTAACGTACGCTTTACCTGCCGGTGCCCTAGACATTTTGTCTATATCCTATGAGACTATCGGCCCTTCTAAAGAATGGGAACCGATACGCCGTTGGCGTGTGGACAAGAACGCTGACCCCACCAAGTTCCCTTCCGGCTCCACCATTTCTATTTACGATGGGATCAATCCGGGTAGAAGCATCCGGGTCGTTTACACAAAGCAACCAACACAACTATCCAATTTGACTGACGACTTCGCCACGGTTACTGGCCTACCAGAATCCGCAATGGATGTTATTCGTTACGGTTCCGTGTATCGAATGGCACCATTCTTTGACGCACCACACCTCGCGGGTCAAACTGCTGAGGCTGACTTCGCTGCGAACGTTCGACCTATCGGTTCGGCGTCAACGTTCGGTAAATACGCTTTGCAACTCTACCAGATCAGGCTTACGGAAGAGTCAAAGAAACTTAGTTCCATTTACCCTGTCCGTAGTCACTACACAAAGTAAGGTTAACCAATGGCTAGAAGGCATTATTCGTCTACCGCCCAACGCACTACACTGTCGGGTTCTATCTTGTCGGGTGCCACCACTATCGCTGTTGTTGCGGTTACTGGTTTCCCTGCAACTAAACCGTACACTCTCATTCTGGATCAGGACACGGTTAATGAGGAAGTTGTAACGGTTACTGCTTCTTCTGGCACCACGCTGACTGTTACTCGTGGCGTTGACGGCACGTCGGGTGTTGCCCATTCTGCTGGTTCTACCGTTAACCATGGTGTGTCTGCCCGTGACTTTGATGAACCTAACGTTCACGTTAACACTGACACTGAGCATGTTCTTACTGTCACTTCGGGTACTAGACCGGCTTCCCCTGCTGAGGGTCAGATCATTTACCAGACTGACACGGATACTTTCTTTGGGTACAACGGTACTACTTGGGCTTCTATTGGTGGTGGCGCTACGGGTGGTAGCGGTGACCAAGTGTTTTATGAGAATGATGTTGCGGTGAGTGTGGACTACACGATTAGTACTTCTAAGAACGCGGGAACGTTTGGCCCCGTTAATATTGAAGCAGGCGTAACGGTTACGGTTCCCAGCGGAAGCGTATGGACAATCGTATGAGCATGTCTAAAGAGCATGACGATTCGGGTCAAAGATGTTCTGGATGTCAAGAGTTTAAGGAATATTCAGACTTTTACCGAAGCAAGGATAAGAAGACTGCACGCAAGTCTGCTTGCAAGCAATGCCAAAGGGAACGCATGAACGCGTATTACAAAACACCTCACGGCAGAAAAATGAAGCAGGAAAAGTCTTGGCTTGAGAATGGGCTTATCGGAATGACTGTTGAGCGTTACGAAGCGATGCTGGTTAAGCAGGATGGTGGATGCTCCATTTGCAAAAAGACCGTCAACAAAAACGGAACGAGATTGTGCGTTGACCATGACCATGAAACTGGTTTAATCCGTGGTCTTCTGTGTCACGACTGCAATACATCTCTTGGAAAACTAGATGACAGTTTAGATCTTCTTTACAAGGCCGTTGAGTATTTAGAGGAACATGAAATGAGCGTGGTTTAACATGGGTAACGTAAGATTGTACGGTTCAACGAGTGGTTACACGGAACTCGCGCCACCGGCTATTGCACCGGATGGTGTGTTGTCATTGCCGTCTGGTACGGGTACGTTGGCTACTGCTGCGTATGTTGATGCTGCGGTTGCTGCTGGTGGGAAAGTGTTGCAG